CTTTAAGCACATCTGCTTCTACTGCTGCAAGTTCTTTAACTAGTTCTGTAACAACTTTAAGCACATCTGCTTCTACTGCAGCAAGTTCTTTAACTAGTTCTATCACATCTTTAAGTACTTCTGCTTCTACTGCTGATAGTAGTTTAAGAGCTGTTGATAGCAGTTTATCTAGTTCTGTTACAACTTTAAGCACATCTGCTTCTACTGCAGTAAGTTCTTTATCTACATCTGTTTCCACTTTAAGTGTTTCTGCTTCATCTGCAGTAAGTTCTTTATCTACATCTGCTTCTACTGCAGTAAGTTCTTTATCCACATCTGTTTCCACTTTAAGCGTTTCTGCTTCATCTGCAATAGTATCTTTAAGCACATCTGCTTCTACTGCTGCAAGTAGTTTAACCAGTTCTGTCACAACTCTAAGCACATCTGCTTCTACTGCTGCAAGTAGTTTAACCAGTTCTGTCACCACTTTAAGCACATCTGCTTCCACTGCAGTAAGTTCTTTATCCACATCTGTTTCCACTTTAAGCGTTTCTGCTTCATCTGCAATAATATCTTTAAGCACATCTGCTTCTACTGCAGCAAGTTCTTTAACTAGTTCTGTAACAACTTTAAGCACATCTGCTTCTACTGCAGCAAGTAGTTTAACCAGTTCTGTCACAACTCTAAGCACATCTGCTTCTACTGCTGATAGTAGTTTAAGAGCTGTTGATAGCAGTTTATCTAGTTCTGTTACAACTTTAAGCACATCTGCTTCATCTGCAATAATATCTTTAAGTACATCTGCTTCTACTGCTGCAAGTAGTTTAACCAGTTCTATCACCACTTTAAGCACATCTGCTTCTACTGCAGTAATATCTTTAAGCACATCTGCTTCTACTGCAGCAAGTTCTTTAACTAGTTCTGTAACAACTTTAAGCACATCTGCTTCTACTGCAGCAAGTAGTTTAACCAGTTCTGTCACAACTCTAAGCACATCTGCTTCTACTGCTGATAGTAGTTTAAGAGCTGTTGATAGCAGTTTATCTAGTTCTGTTTCCACTTTAAGCGTTTCTGCTTCATCTGCAATAATATCTTTAAGCACATCAACTGCTTCAGGAATTACATCTTTAAGTACATCCACATCTGCATCTATATTTATTTTATCAACAAGTATATCAACTTTAACTTCTAGAATCACAGTAAATGAAGCTTCTACTAGTTCTTTAAGCACTGCAGTATCTTCTTTAAGCACATCAACATCTTCTATTAATAGTATTCAAAATTCTCAAATATCATCATTAAGCAGTTCTGTTGTATCTCTTTCTACATCTACATCAACAATAGGTTCTACTTTAAGCAGTTCAGTCGTATCTCTTTCCACATCTACATCAACTTTTCTTTCAACCCTTGCTTCAACAGATCAAAGTTTAGCTAATGCTGGACATGTTTTGTCTGCAGTACCTCTAAATTCTACTACTATAAATGGAGGTGCATATCCACTTCCTGTTTCTAAATATCCAATTCAAGAAAATATTATTAATAGAAATGGTTGGTATCATATATCAACAAATAAAGGCGCATCTAAATGGACAATATACCCAAGAGGAAATGACGGTTCTACTAAAATTCCTATTTCAGGAATTAATCAAATTTACTTTACAATTACATTTAATAAATTAACACCATCATATCTTGTTCCATCTATAACTTTATTTTATGGAGCTGCAGGCAATTATTTAACATTGTCATATTCTGGAACAGCTTTAAAATCAGGAACATATACTGTAGTAATGAATTTTAACACAATATTTGGTCAAACCAATATATTAAACACTAATTATAACAATACAGTAGGTTCTATAATTACTTTTTCGCCTGATACACCAAATTCATCTCCAACTAATATACCGACAAAATCCTCAACAGTAGATAGTATATCATTAAATCAATTAAATACTTTTTATAATGCAAACAATGTTATAGTTTGCGGAGGTAATGTAATTTTACAGTCAACTGACTGTGGTGCTACTTATACTGCATATTCAGCATTAGCAACTGGAATAAATACAAATATCAATTTAAATTGCAATAAAATATTTTATAATACTCCTTCTCCACTTTATATGGTTGTCGGTGGTCAAACTACAGGAGGAACTGGTGGTATTCCTGGTATTTATTACAGCACAAGTGGTTCATCATACACTGGTATAAATGTTGGTTCATCATCTGATAATTATAAGTTTAACGCAATAGAAAATAATAATGCATATAATCTATTTACAGGAACCGAAATAGTATATCTATGTGGAGGTCAAACAAATGGTGGAACAACAGTTCCTTTATATTATTCTAGTAGTCCTACAGCTTCTTGGACAAACATTACTACTTCAACATTAAAACAGACAGATATTATTAATGTAATAACTTATAATTATGGAATAAATCAATTTATGTTAGGATTAAATTTTGTTAGTTCAACAAATTGCACATTAGCATATTGTTCATATACTGCACCATCTACGTTTACAATTACATTAGATATAACTACTGGTGGTTCTACAGGAATATTTGGAGGAGGCACATCAGCTGTAATAAGAGATATTAGATCTAACTTTAACAATAATATGTTTGTGGCTGTAGGAAGAAATCACGCAGGAACAAATACAATTATGTATTCTACAACAGGAGCTTCTAATTCTTGGACTGCAGTATCTCCTAATCCTATTTCTTCTTCAGGAATATGTGGTGCATTTAATGGAACTATGTGGTTAGCAGGTGGAGGTGATGGTACAACTATATCTAACAATTCATTTGCATATTCATATGATGGAACTACTTGGACTTCTTTGCCTTACACTGCTAATGTGAATCCATTTACCACGGTTACTGATATAAGATGGAATGGATTAACTTGGGTTGCATGTGGAACAGGTGAGTTCAAACTTGCTTATTCTTATTCTGGATTAACTTGGATAGGAATAAAAAATGCTTCAATACCTGCATCATTAACTTCTGTCGGCAATTTATATCCAAATAACTATCAATTTATGATAAGTTCATTATATTTTGAAACAAAAGAAGGAGCCAATATTGCTCCAGGCACAACACAATATATGTTTAACTCTGGTGATGTTGACAATAATTATCAATATAATGTATTAAATACTTTAATAAGTAATTTATATAAATCAGATTTATACACATACGCAAATCCTTTAAATATTATATCAAATTAATATAACTGAGAATTTGTAATATTATATAAAATAAATAATATAGTAATTATATTAAATTATTTATTATTAAATGTATTTTCATATTTTCAATTATTTTGTCATAGGCAAATATATTTTTAATAATTCTAATAATAATAACATTCTTTTATCCAATATATTTATTTGATGTCTTAAATTATTTAATTCTATTTGTAAACATAATGTGACTAATTTATTTAAATATGAATTTTTATGATTTTTTATTTTATCATAGATATTTTCTAATGTTATATTTATATTTTGAACAGCTGTCATTAAGTGATGTTCTATCATTTTTTTCAAAACAATCTTAATAAGATTGGAGGTATTTGTCTTTAAGTATTTTATTTAATAATATTCGGCTAAAAATGAGAATGACAATTTTTCATAATAATATTTATAATGCAATGAATAAAGATATATTAGAGTTTAAAATACCTTATGATGTTAGTATTTTTCTTGTTAATCAATATCTACAAATCTACAAGAAATAAATTCTTTGGCTGTAACTAATTTAGTTTATGCTTTTTTCAAAATTTAAATATTACTATTATTATAAAGTAGTAATTGGTTTTTGCAAAGCTAAAAAATTAATTACTAATATCTATTTTTTCGTGTCTTTGAAAATCTTCTATTGCGTTTTGTTTTTTGTCCCTTTTTCCCAAGTTTAGATCTAACAAATCCTTCAATAGCTGATTTATTTCCAAGTATTAAATGAACTACATTTTTATAAAAAGAACGAAAATCATTATGATGTTTTTTAATATCATCAAATGAAAACCATTTAATTTGTGTTTTCTCAAATATTTTTGTATCTCTAATGATTTTAGGTTCTAATCTTTTTTGTAAAAATTGCTGATTATTATTATAATAATGAGGTAAAAATTCATCATATTTCATGGGAAAAATATGACATCTGTATGTAGTATATCCATGAGATTTATAATTAATATTATATGTTCCATATTTATTTAACATTTTTCGTATATCGCTATCACTTCCTAAAAATCCGGTTAGTTCTTCTCCTCCCTCTCTAATTGCGGTTTGAATAAATGTTTCACCTTTATCAGTTCCACCTCCAAAATCGCTCCATCCGGGATTTTCATCAATATCTCTTTCTTTACCAAATAAAAAATAAATTTTTCCATTATGTAATGTTACAGGTAAAATACTTCCTCCCATATAAAATATCATATATTATTTTAATCCAAATATAAGTTATTTCCTTTGAATTTAGTCTATCAGCTTTGTATTTATCGGTATTAGTCAATAAGTATTATAATATGTATTGAAAGTATTTGCTTGATAGTTGCGTCATTCGTGATACAACTCAGCAACATTTTTCGGTGAATTTATCATGCGAAGGCTCCGCTTGAATGGAAAAATATATTAGCTAGGATTTTTCTGGGGTATTTGAAGAATCTAAGGAATGGAACTTTACTCATGTTAATGTATTATCGTGTTAAATAAATTAAATATGCTATTTTATCTGAGGCAGACTCAGATGGCTCTATATCATATACAAAATCATCTGGTCTCGTTAGTAATGTATTTAAATTTACTACATTATACATTTCACCCACCTTATTTGAAGAAGCTTGTATTAATTGATTCCATTGTTCTATAGATGTTTTATATTTTTGATAACGAGGATTTGAAGGTAAATATAAATTTAGTATATTTATTTTGATACTACCTAATTTTGTTCTTAATGCCTTTAGAAATTTCATATATGAATCAAATAATCTTCTTATATCTGTAGGTCTTAATTCTGTTCGATTATTTAAAATATCATTGCCACCTGCTGATATAAATATATAAGTATTAGTATTATTGAGATCTATTGGTATTTTATCTAATTGTCCATATAAATCACTTATAGTTGCTCCATCTTTAGCAAGATTTATAACTTTACTTAATTTTGATTTTAAACTATCATAAACTGATTTTCCAGCGGGAACATAATTAGCATTATTTAAAACACTATCTCCCATTAATATTACAGTATCATTGTTAGTTAGTCCCTCTTTTAAACTCTTAAAATAAGCACAATAAAATATTATAACTATTGAAATTATTATTATAGCTACAGTTGTTAATTTTGGATAATTATTCATATAATATAGTTATATAAACTATTTCGCTATATTATATATGAGTGACAATAGAACAATTAAAGAAAAAATAGCTGATAGAAAAACAGATTTACTACGCTATGTAACATATATACAAAAATATGAAAACGAGTTATCTCAACTAAATAATAGTCTTATAAGGTTACAACAATCAGGTAACCTAACTGATAAATATAAAAGAGAAATATATGACAAAATTAAAACAAAAAAAGCTCATTTAACTTTTTATAAAAAAGCAGAAAAAAAAACAAAAGAACAAATACAGAAACTTGAAGAAGCACTTCCCCCTCCTCTAACTAAACCTGACTTTGTTATACCAAGAACCAATCCTCCTTTTAACATAGAAAACCCAAAAGAAGAAAAATTAAGTGAAGATGAACATAAGTTATTAGAAGAATTAAAAGAAGGACAAGAAGTTCCAATAAGTGAAGATGAACGAAAGTTATTAGAAGAATTAAAAGAAGGACAAGAAGTTCCGATAAGTGAAGACGAACGTAAATTATTAGATGAACTAGAAGAAGAACAAAAAGTAAATGCTAAAAAAGCACAACAACAGCAACAAAATTTATTAGAACGTGAGAGAATATATGAAGAAAAAACAGGTAAAAAATATAATCCACTTATTACAGATGATGATGACACAGTTTCTGTATCAGAACCAGATAAATCTAAACGATTTCTTTCTTCTTCAAAAACAAAACGTAAAACTCCGACTGCTCCTATTGAAACTATTTCTAGTAAAGTTAGTAACAAAACTAAAGAAAAACGTCCAACACCAGAAGGAATTGAATTAGTAGAACTATCAGAACCAAATAATTCCATACCATTGGGGTCTACTTTAAAAACAAAACATAAAACTTCGACTACTCCTATTCAATCTATTTCTAGTAAAGCTAGTAACAAAACTAAAAAGAAACGTCCAACACCAGAAGGAATTGAATTAGTAGATTTAGCAAGTAATCGTCCAGTGTCAGAACAATTTCGTATAGATGATGTTGGAATTAATGAGAAACATTTTGTATCCCAAACAGGATTTAGAGAAACATTAAAACCACTAGTAAAAAAAGAATTAGTAAAATTAGATGAAAATATATGTCAAAATATTATTACAAATGGGTTAAAAGTTAATAAAGGACACTTTTTTCCAAGTCAATTTCCAAAACTAACAAGAATTAAACCAATAACATTGTCAAAAAAAAAAGGTGGTAAAAGAAAAACTAGAAAAAGAACGACAAATAGAAAAAATAAAGGTTAATAAATATAATTATGAAGTTGAATTCCAATTAGCTTGCATAATATACCATATATTACTTGTAGCATCATAAACGAGTGTTGACCAAAAACCTGTAGGTTCTGAATATCCAGCGTATCCTCTGACTATTACTGTATCATTACCACTAGGTTCTGTTCTGTTTAATGGAATAACAACATTCGTTTGGGTTACAACATCACTAATACAATTATTTTTTATCATAATCTCTCGTCCATTATATTTAGCTCCAGTTGGCAGTTCAATAAAATATTGATTCGCACCAAAATTGTCATTAGAGCAAATAATCCAATTATTATTATCTGGAATCTTGTATGGTTCATTAATATTATAATCATTACTTGAATTATCAATAATTATAGGCGCACCTTTAGAAAGCCAGGAAACTCCAACTCCTCCACTAGTATTATTGGTGTTAGTTATATTTCCATTTGAATTTAATAGCCAATATCCAGACGCATTATCAATAGTATAATTAACAGTATTAGAACAGACAGAACCATTACAAACTTGAACTGTAAAAGTTCCAGAATTTAAACTATTAGGTACATAAAACTGTAATATAGTAGAATTAACAAAGTAAACAGTTGGTGTAAATGTTCCAAATCGTATGGTAGAATAAGAGAAAAAATTTGTTCCATAAATAGAAACTACAGTGCTAGAACCAGCAGGACTCTGAAATGTAGATAAACTGATAATTTCTGGCCCATATGAAAGATTGGATGGATTAACCCATCCCTTATATCTATTATTATAGTTTTGATAAACTAAATTAGACATTTATATTATAATAATACAAATAATTAAAATATTAAACCAAATATATATAATAATAAAAGATGTTAACATTATTTTTGAACGGTTTGCAAATTATTTTATTAACAACTTATATTTTTACTTCGACTATAAATGGGTATAATTCAAAATATATGTGAATATTTATCGGGAGCCGCATATTGTGGTAAAGATAATATAAGATAATGTAATTGGCTAGTCCAGCATCAGGATTTGCATATCGAGATACGTCATACGATATAAAAACGGATTTACAAGGATGTGTAGGTTATTTAAGTTCTAAAAAAACAATTTATGTAGCATTAAGAGGTTCATCTAGTGCTGAAGAAAATATGCTGGTTTTGTAAATACAGTTATAAGTAATTATTGGAAATAGATATGGTTCCGCATATATCGCCAACTACCGGTTTTGAATACCTACATTAATGTAGAGAGGTTTACGAAGATGAAGACGATGTACTACTGGAAACCAATCAATACTCACTAACACAAACTAACACTGATGCTCATTAGTTATTAGATGAACTAATTGCGTATTATTTCATAAATTATTTATTAAATAAATTCTTAAAACCATTTGCTATATGTGTTATAGATTTTGTTTTACCATTTTTTGTCTCACCATAAGTTCCTGTATAGGCATTCCAAAAGAAAAATAAACTTATCAATAAAAAGTAAATACCTGTTACATATTCTAATACTTTATTTGATAGATTTTTTGTTATGTATGCTCCTACAAATGCCATGAAAAAATATGTTACAAACAGAATTACCGATATCCAAACTTTTACTTGACCTCTTTTATAGTATTCCAATACAGCTAATAACGAAATTGGAGGTATTATTGCTAGTAATACTGTTCCTGCTGCTGTTTTAAAATCAGGAACAATATTTAATATTAATAAACCAGGTAACATTACTTCTGCTCCTGATTGACCTAATGCCCCTCCAAATAAACCAGCTATTACACCTAAACCTATTGTTAATAATATATTTGATGTCATTAAATTATAGATATATATTATTTTATAGTGGACCGTTTTCATCCATTTTCATTTTAATATTACCCATTATATATTTATTACAAATTATATATGTTAAATATCCAAAAACTCCCCCTACTATAAATCCTATTGTTAGTTGTAATATGCTATGATTGTTATATAAATAACGTTGAAATAATGATATAATTGATATTAATGAATACAAACTTGTTATGAATGGATTATTTAATGTCATTGTTATAAATAATAAACAGTAGCCACAATTTTGAGCATGACCAGAAGGCATACCAAATTTATCAAAATCTATACAAGCCCCATTTACAACACCAACCTCAATCGCTTTTTGATCTTTTGTTGGTCTGGGTTCTTTTATTGCTAATTTTAAAATAATATTTAAAATAGTATTTAAAATAAATCCTAATATAAAAAATTGTAAATATGTTGTAATATTACGAAGCAAAAAAAGAGATGAAATAAATAATATAATTAAAGCGCCAATATAATCTCTCAAATGGTATAAATCCATTAATATATTTCTATATTAATTAATTTAATATTGATACAAATTCTCAGATATTAATGTAATACACCAATCGGAACCATGTAAATCTACAACATTACCTCTATCATCTAATAACGTTACTCTTAAACGATCTATATTAACAGGTCCAAAATAAAAACGTTCATTATCTTGAAATTGACCACTTAATTCAGTATATAATTGACCTGTTGTCATTGAACCATATTTTATTGGAATTATAGCAAATGTATCTGAGTTAGTTGGTGCTTTTGCTCTAAATGATATTGTTTTATTTCTATTTTTAATGATTTCATTTATTGTATATATTTGTGCCTGGGTTAATGTTCTTGGAGCTGAGGGTAATATCTGTTCTATACTACCTGTACCAAAATCTATTTTATCCTGAAGACTATTAAATAAATTATCTGGATTTACTCCTAATGTAGCTGCTTGAGCTAGCGTTATATTTGATAGATTACCAACAGCATTTATATCTAATATTGATGGTAAATTTGTTACATTTGGACTACAAATATACGGTTGTGAACCCGTATAATATGATGGCAATGGTAATGTTTTTGATAATTCTGTAATAGTTATTAAACCATTATTTATATGATTTTGATTATAATCATCTAAAACTAAAATAAAATATTTTGTTCCATATAAGTTTAATACACCTTGAGGAATATTACCGCCTGAAAATATAGGTTGAATTGGTAAACGAAACCCCATTAACCAACCTAATGTACTATCAAATGTATGTCCTTGATTACCTGATGCTGAACAAGGATATGTTCCTGATACATAACAACTTTTTGTTCCAGTAATATCAAAAAATGTGAAATAAGCATTGTTTCCTGAGTCAAAAGTGTCTTGATATTGTGTTATTGTTTTTATAGGAACTGGAGTTTCGGGTGAAATATAAGGTGCATCCCAACCATCTAAATTTAAGGTTATTTTTCCATTATTTGGATTAAAAACTGCTATATCGGGAGCTGGTCCTGCTGGATACGTAAATGAATTTGTATAATTTGGACCGGGCGTTTGTTCTGGAGTATCAGTATATGGAGATTGAAAATATTTTAGATTAGTAAACGCATTATTTAAAGCACTACAAAATTGTGATGGTGAATAATTTCCAGGTTCTACAAAAATTTTAAATGTTTTTCCAGCATTTGTAATCCAAAAACAAGTATTGCCATATACATAATCTATAGTATACCAAGTATACGGAATTTGTATTGAATATAAACTTAAACTAAGAACATTTATTAATGGGTCTGATAAGTCTAATGTATAATTTGTTGACATACTTTCAGAGCCACCTGATGCTTGACGAAACTGACTATCTAAATTAATAAAACGTTTTGTTACATTTTTTAAATTAGGATTTAGTGTATCTTGAGCAACTGGAACCTGATAATTATTACTAACACCTAATTGCTCACGTTTCATTGGCATATGATTATTATCATATATATCTATTTTTTGAATACGATCTGTTATTTTATTTTTTTGAACAGGATTATCTTGAGGAAGTGCTTCATATTTATACCATTCATTAGTTTGTTTCTCGTTAGAAGTATATTCAGCAGCTTCTCCTGAAGATTCTAATTGGTGCATATAACGCAATAATTTTGTTTGAATATTCTGAAAAAAATTAACCAAGTCTGGACGATTCTCTCCATTGGAAGAAAAACGTTTAATAAATTTGTTAGTTTTATCTATAATTTCATCAGATGTAGGATCATCTAATTCAAGAATTTCTAATAATTCTGTTATTGTATAGCTATCTACATTATAATCAACTGTGCTCATATAATTAAATAATCTTAAATTTTTATATTTTTACTGTTATACATTATTTATTTTGTTTCTCTGTTCTTTTACGTTTTTTTGGAATTATTACAAAAGAAACTTCATTTTCTTCTTGAATAAATTCCTCATCCATATTATATTTATAATAACTCATAAATAGTTCTTTTACCTTATTTTTTAGGTCTTTTAATTCATAAATCCAATGAATAAATAACTTTTCTGTAATAATAGTTATTCCTATTCTACATTTCATATGGGATTTGCCTTTAAACAAAATATTATCAAATATTTCTAATATTTCTGGATCAAATGCGTCTATTTGAACACGACTTACCCAATATTTTCCTCTATAAATATAACGATTATATTCATTATTATCATAAATTTTATGTCTTTTATCATGAACCAATTGATTTCTAATTAATCCAATTCCTTCAATTTTGTTAGTTTCATTATTCATTTCAGCTATAAATATCAAACTTCCAACAGGGTATTTATCACGTATTTTTAATGTAGAGCCATAAATAACATGTTCATTATGATTAACACGATAATTAATGTTTTCTTGATATGTTGTATTGTTAAATCTTGTACAAGCTAAATAGTACATTATTAGTTTAGTTTAATTAACTAAAATAACTAACAAATCAATTTTATTTATAAGTTATATTTATACCAATTCTCCGCCCATTTTCCGCAATTCCTTGTAGTATTAAAAAGATAGGACTTTCAATAAAAAAAAACTAACATTAAGTTATTGGTATAATAAATTTAAGTTATATATATATATTATATGAATTTTCCTCCTGAATTTGATTTACAAGTTTACAAAACAGAAAATAAACATTTAGATTATATGAGCAACAAAACCCTAATTGAACATTATAATTTTTATGGTTGTAACGAAGGGTTAGTATCTAATTGTATACGAAATAGAGATGATTTTATTAATTTAGTTCCAAAAGACAAAATGATTTTAGAAATTGGTCCTTTAGCGTGTCCTACTATGCCAGTAAATAAATCAAATGTACATATAGTTGATTATTTTTCAAAAGAAGAGTTACAAAACAATTACAAGGATGACCCAAATGTTGATATTAATAAAATTTGTGACGTAACATATGTTTTAAAAGGTAAAATAAAATATATAGAAGTTATTCCAAATATTTTTGATTTATGCTTTAGTTCTCATAATATTGAGCATGTTCCTTGTCTAATTTCTTTTTTAAATAATGTGTCAAGCATATTAAAAAATAACTCATATTTTTTTCTATGTATTCCAGATTATAGATATTGTTTTGATCATTTTAGAAATCCTTCAAATATATTTGAAATATTAGATAGTTATTTCAATAATCAAGATAAGCCGTCTCCAGTAAATTATTTGGAAAGTAAGTATTTAACTTGTCATAATGATTCAAAAAAACACTGGGAATCACTTCATAGTTCATTTAAAAATACATTTGTAAATATTAATGAAACAAAAAATTTTTTAAATATACAAAGTATAAAAATTATAAATGAAATTAAAGATATAACAAAAATATATGAAAAATGTAAAAATGAATATATTGACGCACATTGTTGGAAATTTACACCATTTACTTTTAGGACTATTATTGATATATTGTTTAAAACTGGATTTATTGAATTAAAAATAGAAAGAGTATATAAAACATTAAAAGGTTCAAATGAATTTTATGTAATATTAAAAAAATAATATTACATTTTTAGTAATAATTGCTGTTTTTATATTCTTTATTATCACTAATATTATCATGTAGAATAGTTATTTTTCTTTTACACCCTTGAAGATTTAAAGTGGCACCAAACATAATCAATTCCATGTAAATTTTAGGTAGGCATACTAATAAATATATGGGTTGATTAAACAGATTTCTTCCTCCAGAATAATACTAGTAAATCTCTGAAACGTTCGTACATATTAATATGGGTTGTTTCTTTAAATTGTTTTTCTAAAATACTATAAAGTACGTATTTAAATCTTCAAGGGTGTAAAATTTATTTAGAGCAACACGTATTTTTTGGTTAAATGCCGAGTTATTTAACCAAAAAATATGAACTCATTCTCCTAAAAGGTGTATTAACTAAATTCTATATAATGAGTTTAATATTTGCTTACTTTATCGTATATAAGAAAATTCTCGTCTAATATTATTTCATTTAATATCTTTTTATACCTTAAATCATTATATATTTTAACATTTTTAACCAATTCTAAATATAGATAAAAACGCAGATGTATTATTTCCTGATGATGGTGAATTATATGTAGTAAATGAATTAGACTGACCATTTGATATTCTAACCATAAATGAGGTGTTTGTTAAATTAACTATAAATGATGTTGTAATAGTTCCAGTATAATTACTTGACGGAACTGAAAATGATGGGGTACTAGGAACACGATTATTTGTATCACTCACGACAAAATCAAAATTTGGGTTACCAACAGCAGTACCATTTAAAGAACATGTTACAAAATGTATAATTTTTTTGCTGTATAATTATGTAAATCCTTAAAATATTGATTTAGTGTTTTACATAATATCTTGCTTCCACATTTATCTTTTTAAATTCATCATCAATTATTGTTTTTATATTATAATTAAATATTTTATATTTCTTCTGTCCATTCTGGCATTAAAATGTCCATATCTTCTTTAGTTATACGTCTGTTTGGTCTAATTTCGTATAATTTTTCCATTTTTTCATCATATATATCTTCTGGACGTTTTACAAATTTGGCTTTTTTACGATAGTTATTTTCATCTTTTTGTGTATTTAATGGTGATACATAATAATATGCTAAACTTTTACGATATATGTTATTCGGACATGTTAATTTATCGGGTAATCCATGCCATGATATATCATTAGTTTTGAATATAATAGCCCGATTAAATTTTACATCTGTTTTAGTTATACATTTGGAAACATCACTATTCCATAATTCATTAGAACCATTCCAATTAGTATTCCAATCTTTTGTCATGAATAGAATAATATTAAGTCGTCGTTCTTTACCTGAGAACGGATGTTTTTCATAATCAAGATGTATATTTAATCTTCCATTTCGGGGATGTACATGTATTCCGGCGCCATGTAAATATTCATCAAATTCTAAATTATCAATAGCGGTAATATTTCTAATTATATTTGTTATTTCAGGAGTTGATAAGTAATAAAAATAATTTTTAATCTCTTTAGGTAAAATATTTATATTATCAAAAGTATATTTAACTTCAATTGGATTTTTATATTCATGCCAACAATGATCTGGATTAGGAAACAAATTAGATATTTTTTCAGCATATGTTTCTTCTAAAAAATTATCAATTACGACATGTTCAAATGGTTTAGCAGTTATAAATTTATCTTTAATTGTATAAATATCGTTTATCCAATTTCCAAAGTAATTAATAATTGAATCTTTAGAAATGTCTTCTAAATAATTTTTATCAATCTTACTTAATTTTTCTGTTTTTAAATCTTTATTCATTTGTTTATATAATATATAATATAAATAAATCTTATAATATGAATACAAATTTAAGTATGAAATTTGATTCTAGTAGAGATATATTATTTTCTCATAGTTTGTTAAAGAGACCTATAACTAGTAAAATTATTAAAACTAATATTTTTGAAGAACATGAAAATCAAAAATATATAGAATTACAAAAATATATAAAATTAAAAAAAGAAATTAATGAATTAAAAAGAGAAATATATGAGATGGAAATGGAAGAAATAGATATTAATAAACAAATACAAATTGAAAATAAAAATTTTATTGATATGAATGAAATGATGAAGATTACTAGCTATGTACATAATAAGTTACAAGAAAGACTTGTTAATAATTATAATCCAAATATAAATGGAAAAAAATTTTTAGTATTAATAGCTTGCCATTGTAATTCTAAAATAAAAGTAAATACACTAAAAAATAACTTGAAGTATTTTTCATCAGATTATTGTAATAAAATAGTCATTAATACTGAAAATTTACCTTATAATGATATAGTTAAAAAAATTTGTAATCCTTCCAAAAATATTTCGTATTATGAAATACCCAATACAAACTATTATGATTTTGGAAAATGGGATTATGCCATTAAAAATTTAATTAATACAGATAATTTTGATTATATTGTATTTACAAATGATTCGTTTATTATACATAGTTCAATAAACCATTTTTTTAATTTGGCAGTAAAAAAAAATGTGGATTTTTATGGATATAATGATTCTACTCAAAAACGATATCATTATCAATCTTATTTATTTATTTTGAAAAATAATGCTATTAAAACTTTTATCAAAAATGTTAATAGTTCCAACTTAAAAATTAATAATCAAGAAGACGTTATTGATAATTTTGAAACAAAAATGACTGATTGGTATTCTTCAAGAGATTGTTTTTTAGAAATAGGTAATTTTGAAATGCATAAATATAATAACATTTTTTTTACAAGTGATAAATTATATTCTATATTAATATATTCTTATCTACTACCATTTACAAAAATAAAGAGAATTGAACAAGATTTAGAATAAAAAAGATATTACTATTTTTAATTTCATTATACGTCAAATCATAGTTTTTAATCCTTTAATAAATTTATTTGTTAATTTAAGCGAAGAAATTTTAGATGTCATTATAATAAATTATATATTTCAATTTTATTATTAATAGCTATGTATTTAAAATGAAAAAAGGTGTAGTTCATAAATTTATTAATAATGCGACAAACTAAAAATAAATAATCAATCACTGTTATATTAAATAAATATGACTTATTGGTTTACTACACATAAAAGTTTTTAAAAAATGGCGGTTTTGGGTCTAATAATTTTACAAATGATACTTTATGCTTACCTCTTTACCTCTTAACCTCTTAAGAATTTTGATCTTCTTCCTTTTATAGAAACTCCCTGATATAAGTGTCTAATGGTTGATATCTCTCATTATTCAAGCTCTTAGTAAACAAACTCCAAGGAGTATAGCTTTGAAGGGCACTTAATCCCTCTTCACAGAAAAGATTAAGAAGAGCTGGACTGAAACCGGACATCATGGAAGCATTCTTTTGAGTAGATAAACTTGGAAATCCAGAAGTTGAACGTAAGTTCCAGAAGAGAATATGAGGAGTCTTGAAAGGCTTTCCCCAAAGTCTATTTCCTGCTTCAGCATATTGTGCTTCAATTGATGTCATTAAAGAAATTGATTTATGGTCAGCTTCATCCATTTGCATATCAGAAAAGATAGCAAGAACCATGTCCTCTACATCTTCAGGTTTTAACTTTTGAGTTACAATTGCGTCAAGAATCATTTTCAAAGCAGCAGCAAAGTTTGTATTCATCCCCCAATCTGAACGTTTTACAGTATTAACCATCTCAACAAATGTGTCTTGTCCAGTAAGATTGACCCAAGATGGAGAGGCACTGAAAGTCATAACTCTCTTACCAAGCATAGACTTCTCAGCAACACGAATACTAAGAGCAATAGCAGCATTCATTGGGTCTCCATTCATAGAACCAGATACATCAACCATCGCAATCATCTTACCAAGAGAACCGGTTTGCTTGGAGTTATCAAGCCATTGAGCATTAAGTATCGCTGCTTCAACAGAAGTCTTTTGATTATGATAAATAAGTTGCAATGCATCTTTGGTAAAATTATTGAGACCAACTCTTTTACCTTTGACTTCAACTTCTCCCTTAACAGCCTTTTGAGCAAACTCCTTGAACTTATTAGCACAAACAATGCGATCAGCAAGTTCATAACGTTGCCTTCCATCTTTATTAACATTTAAGAATGCCTTCTTTTGCTTGAACATAGTAATAGACGTTTGCTTAGAAGGTTCAATCTCAGACCAATTAAGTCCACACTGCTTAATCTGAACAGTATCAAGTTTCTTGTTTAAAGAGGAAATTAACTTACGAAAGTTCATTTTTGCCTTAATAATTGCTCGCTTTTTATCTTCTGCTGTCTTAGCACTTACAATGTAATCGCAAAAATAATCAGTAGCTAGCTCAGTAAAGAGTTCGCTAAATTGAGACTTTTCACGAGGAACCCACTTGGCAGCAAGAGATGGATTATCACTTAAAGAATCTTTTTTCAACTGATTCAAAAGAAGCTGAGAACCATATTGAACTAAAGGAGAGGACTTATTTCTCTTATAAAAAAACTTGATGTCCTTCCAAGAACCATAAGGATGAAAATCCTTAGCTGCTCCGTCAGGTGGCAGAACAAATAATCTAAATGCAAACTTTGCTAGTTCTGGATGGTGACTATGCCAAACACTAAGTAACATGTAAGACAAAGCATATTCACCTTTGCCGTCAATAATATCGCGTGTATGTCCAATCATGCGATACATAATAGACATGTAACCGAGGTATTCATCACGATAAATGATTGAATTTTTATATGAACCGTTAAGTTCCTTAAGAATCTTATCAGTTTGTTCGGCAAGATTATTAATAGCGGTTTCATCTCTTATTCTAGTTAACTGAAAGCTTAGTTGAAGAACTCTTTCACGCATGTTATTAGACCAGGTATATTCGGAACTTCCATTCTCACCAATTTGAGATGGATTAAAATTATCAAGCGCAGAGATTACTATTGCCATTTCCTAGATAATGTATTATAGTAATGTTTCTTTAAGTTCTTTTTTTTGTTTTTTTTTTAGGATTTGAATTTATGTATACTTTTTTAGTGCGGTTACTTGTATTAGTTACATCTGAACTTAAAAATATAGGTTTATTAATTTTTTGATGAAAAATAATAAAAATTTCGTTAATATCATGAAACATTGTAATAGATTTTTCAAATTTAATTGTATCCAGATTTTTAATTGATTGTAGAAATAGGGCTCCTATTGCTGGATTTTTATTTCTTAAAAAAGTTTTTAAATGTATAGGTTCTAAATTAATATTAAATTTTAAAAGTGATAATAAAGAATATTTAACTTGATTAGAGAATGAATTGTGTTTAATAATGCTTAATAGTTCTTCTTTTTGTAAAACACCTGGCACTCTAAGTAATTGTTTTTCTTCTCTTACTTTTTCAATTTCATTATTACTGTTAATATAAATAGAATGTATTCTAATAAACGATAGTTCTTCTAAATAATATATTTTATATTCGTTATCTATTTTTTCAAATTCATTAATCCAAGAAAGATCTAAATCTTCGATTGTATTATTTATATCATCATTATCCATAATGTATTATAATTTTAACATATAATACATTATATTTTTGAACTAATTAAACATTATCTTCACTCTCTTTCTCCTCTTCTTCCTCTTCTTCAGTGTCAGTTTCAGTATCATACTCGGGTCCATAAACAGGTGATAATCTAAATCTTTCTGTGTAAGCTCCTTCGCCGTGATATTCATCATATTTGCTTTCATATTGTTTCCAATTCTTTTTTATTGATTCAATTGCGTAAAACATAATATAATTAGGTTCATCTTCTTGTTCAAGTTGTTTAAGTTGTTCTTGTTGTTCTTGTTTTATCATCCAAGTAGTTTTTGGTCCATATTCAATCACTGTTTGTCTATTTTGATTTAATGATAATTGAACCCATCCAAGAGGAATAGTATTTTTTTTTGGGGTTTCTACTTTAATAATATTTTTCAAAATGCTTTTAAACGTAGTTAATGGTTCAACTATGTTAACAAGGTTATTATTTTTTAATGGTGTTAATACAGGAAATAATTCAGTATTGTTAGTATCAATATTTGGAGTAACATTTTTAGGTAAAGGAGAAAGTTCTCTTTGTTTAGTTCTAAAGTCATTATTTCTTCTGTAATTTGTTTGATAGCCTTTTTTGTCTCTGTGAGTTCTTTCAGTTTTTGTTGGTTGAGTAAATGAATTTTGTGATGCTTCATATTTAACATTTTTTATTTTAGATTTCTTTGATTCTTTAAATGATGACTTTGAATCATCATCATCTAAAAAATTTAATCTATTATTAGATAATGATAATTCCTTAGATTTTAAGAAAGGGTTATTGCTCATGGTTTATAAAGCGCGGGGTCTATAATATATGGGGGGGGTTCTTTAAGTAGTTTTATTGTATATATATTGTTGTCTCTACTTAAAGAAACTCTAACTCTTATATTATGCTTAAAAAAATAATAAAACAATTGAAATTTAAACATAATTGAACATTTAGATAGAATTTTAAATAAGTTATTGTTTGGAACAAAACTAGCTGTTAGTATTATAGAACTAAAATAATATAATTTATATTAAATTACTTAAAGACAACATATTATATATATTTGTCTCCTATCAGCAATACAATTTATTTTAAGTATATCTTTCAGGACAAAAAATGCTATATATATATATTTACAGGAGACAGCAAAATATAAAAGATGAGTTTTATTGTATATTATTAATCTGACTAATTTTTGTAGATGTATATTTTGGACTAAACTAAAGCGAAACAAGAGTTAAGACAAAAAATTGAATTGTCTTTTTTAATATAAAAATATATCAAATACTTATAAGAAAATGATGAATCGTACAATACAATATTTCAAGAACATTAAATTAAACCCATTGGTTAATAAGACTTTAGCCAATGAAGATAAAAAACATATAATCTTATTAATATCAATAATCGCAAAAAAATCTATCAGCATATACAATTAGAAAATTTGGCACTAGACATCTTTCCTTCTCTTAATAATCGTTGGATTATTATTGCTGCATTTATTTGTGAATCTAGTTTTACTTTACATATTTTGTTTTGTAAACCTTTTAATTAATTATTTTTTCGTTAAAAAATAATTAATTACAAAATATAAATATAATATATTTTAAATGTCATCAATATTAATTTCTTCTTCGGCAACTTCTTCTTCCTTAAATTCTCCAACTCGCAATGTAATTCTTTCTGCAGTAGATAAACGCATCTCTTGAATCAAACGAACTCTCTCAAAATCTCTATCCGTCGCAAATATAAAGTCACCTTCAGTAGAGGCAGCTGCTTCACCCACGTTAACTTTTGAAACATCATTAGTATCTAAACTATGCCAATTTTCTAAAACATTTTCTCTCAATCTCTGCTTATCCAAATCTGAATACACTTCTAATAGGTCACATTGCTGTTTATTCTCTTTTCCTTTTGAAATACTAAAAGATTTTTCAGAAGGAACATTCCATTCTCTCAAACCAATTAAAACCCACTTACCACCTTCAACCATGTTGTCGCGCTTACCTCTTCCTGTAAATTTACCTCTAATATGTCCTAAACGAAATGTTCCATCCATACAATAACAGTG